TGACCTTAAATCAATTACTTCACGAAGGTTAATACTCTTTCTTCCACTAATTTGAAAGTCTGGTATATCTTCGTAATTTACAGTACCGTCATATGAATTTACTGAGAAGAAATCTCCACTTGCACCGTGAGCAAAGTATTTTAATCTACTAAAGATTGTTCCACTTGGTGGAGTGGTATCTCTTTTAAGTACTAATCTACCATGTTGATAGAAGTCTCTTCTTTGTCCATTATCTAAAGTAAAGTTGTGAGATAAGTCTACACCGTCAGAGTCAGTCTGTTTAATTGATATTACTTCAAAAATATCTGCGTGTGGTATCTTAACAAATCTTAGGTTCTCTCCGTCCGAGTCTATTGTACCAGTAATTGTAGTTTCTGTCAAGGTTTTTGTTCTTCGAGTTGCATTTCCTTTGTTTATTCTTGCAAAGATATTGTGTTTTGCACCAGAGTCTAAACCACCATTTGCATTATTAGTAGTAGTAGTAATAGTTGCACTTTGTGTTCCCGTTCCACTAACACTAAAGTTAGTCACCCTTTCTCCAGTGACCGCACTCGTAATAATCCAATTACCTACATCTGTAAATGTTTCTCCAGTTGCAGATAAAGATAAACTAATTGACGGGTGTGTACCCGCAGAAGGAGCATTTGCAGAGTCATCAATCTGTCTTAATACTTGGAATGAAACATCTGAAATACTTTTTGGTCTTCGTTGTTGAGTTGGGAATAGTAGGTCATTACCACCTACATTTCTAAATAATGAAGTACTTGGTAAAAATGCACTACTACCCGATAGTTTAACTGCAAATGTATGTGATGCAGTGTCGAAATCTCCGTGTCTTTCTACTGATTGAATATCTGTTATTTGTCGATTAGAACCACCTGACCCCTTTAACTGAATATCCATTAAGTAAAGACGAAGTTCATTGTTTACTTCTTGAATTGATTTAACTCTTGCAGTACCAATAACTGTACTACCTTGTAATAAATTAACTAATTCAAAATTTCCAAGTGCAGCTGCAGGCCCTGCTGTTGAACCACCGTCTCCAAAAAATACAAAATATGCACCATAGTCCACACCAATCGCTTCGTTGTTATTTGTGACTGTGGTTCTGGGTTTTGAAATAGTTAATTTACTTGGTCTTTCTTTATTTACACGATAACCGTTTAGATATACTGTCCCCGCAGATATGTTTGCGATTAGGTTAGATGTACTACCATTTGCAGAGTCATCTTCGAAAGTCACTCTAAATGGACGGACAACATAATTACCTGACTCTTCTTTTGTTCTAAGTGCAAGAACATCATTAATCTTATTATAATCTTCTGTACCAGTAACAACTTCTTCTATTTCTCCGTCTACTATATCGCAAAAGTATACAAAGTTATCACTTGCAGTGACACTTGTTTTGTTAACAAGAGTTAATCTAATTCTGTATCGGTCTGCACCAGGCGATGCAGTATTTGGAGTTGCACCCTGATTATCAAAGAGTGATGTATCATCTCCTGACGTAACGATATCTTCTGCAATAGTAAAACCAACAGTTGCAGTTCCAGTTGAAGTGTATTTTGAAATAACTAAAGATTGTTGAGCTGCAAATACAAAGTGTCCTCTTACAAAGAAGTCTCCCCCAGATACGTGAAGTATTGTACCTTGACCAGTTGCTGGGTTTGCAATAGTATTAGTTGTTTGAACTTGCAACTGTTGACCACCACCACCACCAGCGTTTAAGACTTCTCCCGCACTAAATCTGACTGGTGCAGAACCCGCTAATCCACTTGTGTTTGTATCAGTGTATTGTACATATATGGTTGCGGGGTCAGAACCACTTGCGGTTTCTACTCTAATAACTCTTGCTTTAACACTTGAAGTTGCACCCGTAAATTCTAGTCCAAGTAAAGTAGAAGTATCTGCTGGTAATGCATTTTCCGAGTCACTTGTATCTAATTTTACAAATTCTGCGTGTCTGTCAACACTAGGCCCGCCTGGGTTTACAGCCGCACCTTCTTTAAATATATTTCTACCAAACCTTGCAATCTCTTCTTGAATGATAGTTTGCATTTGCGTAAGTTCTCTTGCTTGCAACGCACGACCTGAGTTAAATAATATTCTATGAAAATTATCTGCACTGTCAAAGTCGTCTTTATATGTTGTTGCAAAAGTTGACTTATTAAAAGTTGTTGACATTTTTTATTCCTATACTTGTATTACGATTTTTAAATCTTCGGTTTGACCACTTGCTCTTGTAATTGCACTTCGGTTATCAATATATAATAGTTGACCTGAATTTGGGTCTACTTCTGGAGTACTATCGTGTCTACCACCACTAAGAAGTACACCAGTAGAACCACCAGATGCAGTAATTGTTTCTCCCGTAGTAAAAGATGTAAATCCATTACTATCAGTTTGATGAATAAACAAAGTACCTTGAGCAAGACCAGTTGGGCCAGTGGAGTCAAAATCTACAATTGCTTTTGCACCAGATGTTCCACCAGTTATTACTTGGTCTTTTTCAAATGGTGTAGCTAAAGATGCAAAGTTAAGAGTTCTTAGTGTATTACCAGTTTCTTCTGTAAATGGAGTAGAGGTTGAGTCTCCTAATTCGGGGTTTTTAAGTAAACCGACTTGTCTAAATTGTTGATTTATAAAAAAGTCTGCTCTTTCTGCACCCGAAGGTTTTGCATTAAACATTATTGCATTACTTCTTAAATCTGATACTGGGTCATCACCTAAACCACCACTATCAAGAGTACGTCTTGAAGTTGAAAGAATAGGTCTAATTATTGCAGCCGAGTCTGGTGAACCACCACTTACTGTGACAGCTGCAAAGTTATATCCTGAACCCATGTTACTTGGTTTAAATACACCCGTAGAACTGTCAGTCACTTCTACTTTAACCACTGCACCACCAGATATAGTTGCAGTTGCAGACGCAGAACTACCGTCTCCCGTAATTGTTAAGGTTGGTGCAGAATTATATCCAGAGCCTGGATTATCAATTGCATATCCTACAATTTGACCTAATACTGAGGCCTCTTGAATTGCAAGTTGTTCTGTCTGGTTTGAACTAAAACCTGATAATCTTGTACCGTCTACTCCACCCGCACTATCTTTATCAATAAACTCTACAGGCATAAAGTTTGCAGATTGAAATTTATTTGCAGTTGCGGAACTAATACTGTATATCATTTTCCAAACATATCCGTCAGATGTTTTAAAAGGAGCACCCGTAGTATTACCAGTCGGTTCTACTGTTGATGCAATCGCAACTCCAGTGTTAGAAATAGATTTTCTTAATACCATGTATACTTGTTGGTTTGAGTTAACCACATAGTATGGATTTGAATTACCAGTTGATTTGTCATCGTATGCATCATAGAATGTACCAGATGACCAGTTATATCTTGGAACTACAAAAGATGCGTCAGTTATTAATTTAACCGATTGCATATTGTTTCTAAAATCTCTTTCTTCGTGATAAGACCCGTCTGGTGTAGGAGATACATCTGTCGCATTCCACTCTTGTGAACGACCAATAGCTGCATAGAACTTATCTCCATTACTATCTTTTCTACCTTTAATTTCGTCTAAGATAAATCTTCTTAAAGGACTAGTTATTGTTGCGGTCATTTCTTATTCTCCTTATGCGACTGCACCACCGTAGGTTGCAAGTATTTGCCAGTTAGTTCCGTCAAAAATTAATGTTCCAGTTTCATTCTGTTCTAATGTTAAAGTAGTTCCCGCACCAAAATTTGCGGGAGTGATAACTGCATTACCAGCACCACTATTTACTACATACTTAACTTGTCCAACAACTCCGTCTGCAATAGTATATGTACCCGCAGTTCCTTTTGTTATTTCAGTAAATGGAAGTAATAAAGACAATGCTTCATTAGAACCAGTGTTTACTACTTCTTGTTTAAGAACATGTGAATTATTTAGTATAATTTTACCAGTTCCTTTTGCTTCTAATTCTAAACCAATATTAGTGTCTCCACCTTTTGCGGTTATTTTTGGATTATTACTGGTTGCGTTATTGGTAAGGTTAATGTGGTTAACTGCACTTGCAGTCTTTGTTAATTCTAATACTTCATTACCCGAAGAGTCTTGTAATA